TATATTGAGAGTAAAAAATGCATGATATACACAAAATAGCCTCTATCAAACAGGTATCATATAGACATAGCTCCTCTATAGGGTTTATTAGGGCTATTTCTGGAGCAAAATTAGCCCAATTTTTTGTCTTGATAAATCAAGACTGGCGCGTAGCGCCAGGTACGTAGTACCAAAAAATTGGGCTAATTTTGCTCCAGAAATAGCCCTAATAAACCCTATAGAGGAGCTATGTCTATATGATACCTGTTTGATAGAGGCTATTTTGTGTATATCATGCATTTTTTACTCTCAATATATAGCTAAGAAAATAATTAGCCTGGTGTTTTTACGTTTTTGTATTTTATTAGTCTAAAATATGTTTTAATTAGGGTACAAAAAGGTCTCATCTTGTGGTTATTATAAAATATAACCTATTTCAAACGTTTATTTACCTTTTATTTTACGTTTTAAATAGATATAGTTTTGTATACCACAATTCTTATATAAATTTAATCTATGTATATATCAAATGCCGAAAATAGAATCAAGATTGGACCCAATAACCAAATGGGTCAGGAGAAATGTCATGTCAATGACATACAGGACAGAAAAAGTAACAGTTTTACGAGACTGGAAACTTGCGTTAATGAATATGTTCCTACAATTGTGTGTTGTATCATGGGTCATATATTCTTTATTTGACCAAAAAACATATATCGAAAGTGAAGTACCAACGGGTGTCGTGAGCTCATGGGGTTTAGGTGGTACGGAATACACCGATAAACAGGTAAGTATATACAATGGACAACAATCTTTTTGTAATAACCTCGTTTCATATGCATTTAACTATTCTGCGGATTGGTATTATAAAGTACCAATTTGTGTATATTACGCGGGTGCAGAATTGATTTCAAAATTACCATCGGGTAATGTCATGTTTTTCACCACACATATATCACAGACACTCAAACAGAGATATAGTACGCCAGAGACGGGATGTTTAAAAGAACCCAATGGTATAGAAGAATGTGTAGAAGAAATGGATCAATGTATACACTCCATGTCAGCCAACTTTCTGGCCACGGGTATAGAAGATAGTATTTTCGCCTTCAACCACTATTACGACTCTTCTGTCGAGTCTGGTCCCAAACCTGTAACATATATCCGAAAACCAGGTTCAGATGAAAATTTATATACATTCGAAGAAGGTAGTTCCGTACGTTTAAAAATGTCTGAATGGTTAGATATAGCGGGTATTGATCTCGATAAACCATTAAACGAACAGGTATCTGAAGGTGCGGCGACACAAGTGTCGGGATTTAATGGAGCTGGACAGGATATTGATAATTACCCATACGTAAGAACAAGTGGTGTAAGATTGAATATTAAAATTAAATATCATAATTATCACTTACACACAGATAAAACGAATATAGGTAGAAAAGATATATATGCCATAGTTAATGTTGAACCAAAATTGGGGTGGTTTTCAAAAGGTAATGAAATATACTACAAACAATTACCAAACATCGCAATGTTTGATATAAACAACCCTGTTAATTTAACGACTGGTCAACCAAACGGTATATATACAGACTTCTACAGGTATGGTATTTTAATTGATATCCAACAAAGTGGATTAGTAGGTGAAGTCAATTACGTATTTGTTCTACTCCAATTAACTTCTGGTTTGGTTCTTTTGGGTGTCGCTTCATCAGTTGTTGGGTTTGTTGCTAAATACTTGATGAAAGAAAAGTCACCGATATATAAAAGTATTATACAAGAAGAGTTTGACGTTGCTAAGGAAGCTGCACAATATGCCGCCCAAGCGTGTGTAGCATCAAAGGTATTCAAAGAAGCCGATGAAAGTGGGGAAGGTGATTTAGACTTCGAAGAACTTAGAAATCTTGTTAGGTCGTGTTTCTCTAAAAACTTTTTGGAAAGATCTGAAACGGATAGTGATGCTAGTGAAGGTACATTCACTGAAGCTGATATCATGTCAATGACATTATATTTGATGCGCGCAGCTGATGAAAAACTTAATGATAGAATCTTATACAAAAATGAAAAAACAATACAGGAATTACAGAAATCTAAGATTTCTTTACATCAGTGGCAGGAATTGTGTGTTGCGGGTGTATTAGAACGAAATGAAATGCAAACCATAATAGATTCAAACTCTTTTCTAAATAAAATAAAGTAAAGTAATAATCATAAAAAAAAGTACAATATCCATTTTTATATATGAAATCAAATTTCGTCTATAAAAAAGGTTTGTTTACCGTCTTCCAACGCGTGTAGGATTAACAGGTCTGAATGCAGATCCCATACTAGGAATAGATATACCACTCGAAGGAGGTGTACTGGGTTCAAATAATATTGATTCTAATATACCACGTGGTTGAAGAAGTGCGGGTCTTGAAACGCGTTCAAAACGAGACACGTTCGCACGAAGAAGTTCACGTTTTTGTTCGATTATCTCGTGTCTCAACGCCTCGTTATCTTCGAGTAGTTTATAATAATCGTTTGTTAAATCGAGTAAATAACTATCACGTGCAAGATCTTCACCTGTTAAATATAATTTCTTTAAATTCTCACACATCTCTAAGTATACACCTTCAGGTAAAGATTCCTTATGTTCGTCGAGGAGTGACATTGTTGTACGTATTGGATTATTAGACATTGTCATAGTGTATTATATATTAAAACATGCTATTTTTTAATTAGTTTATTTTTCACGACATTAAAAGCACCGGAACTTATACCGGTATAAATTATAAATTTTATAAATTTTCCTATACCTATACACCGTGTTTTTATAGTTTGTTTGTAATGTATTTTACGGATATCCAGTAAATTGTTACATATATCAATATACGCACCTTCGGGTATTTTAGCCTTATACTCATCGACTATATTCAATATTGTTCGAAGATTTTCGTCCATATATTGTTATTAATAATACTATACATTATTATCTTCATCAACCATATCGGCCCAATTGTTTGTAACGACACCGGGATCACTGGGATCACCGGTATCAATGGGATCACCGGGGTCGTGAGGTTCGTTATTTTCATTATCAATTGCGATCTGTAAACGTTCTTCCAAACTTAACTCTTTATCAGATATACATACAAATTCGTCTTCAAGCATCTCTTGATCGAATATATCACCGTGACTCAAACATAAATCACAAGGTGTAGTAGGTTTTTCACCCGGGTCGTGATTGTGCATAGGTGGTTTAACCTTCTCTTTCTTAGCAGATTTACGTTTCCTTACGGTCACAGGTTTACTAGGTTTTTCCACGTTTGTATCCGTAGAAATATCACCAGTTGTAACGATATTTGGTTTAGTATTTGCCATATTCGCGTGTTGTTTACACGTGTCGTGACCTTCAATACAATATTTTTTACATTGAATACCTTTCTTTGTTAAACATTTACAATAGATACGCGTCTCCGCAATTACACTTTTCTTAACCTTTGGTTTTGGAAGTGAATTTACAATTTCTTTATTATTTTTATCATATTCCACCAGTGATTCGGATACGTTATCCAATTTATTGTGAAGGTCCAAAATTTCCTTAGTTGATTCATCTTGTTCCCTCCTCATAATATCAACTTTACCCGTAAGGTACTCAACCTTTTCATTAAGTTTCTCATTTTGTGTCATGAGTTTACCGAACTTCTCAACAAGAGATTTTACAAGATCGTTGGTGACAAGTTGTGATTTATTACTTTTATCAATGTGTGCGTTGTTAGCTCGCATAAGTTCGACGAGAACATTTTCAATAGAATCGGACATGTTTGTTTTTATTAATTCTTAACTTTATTTTTTAAACCAAATAAACTTAGGTTTTCTTTAACTTATTATAAACCGTTTAGATTTTCACCCTGTGTAAAACCCGCACAATCTGGTATTTGTTTAACATTTGCATTATATTTTGAATTCCAAGTATTTGCGATACTCGGATTTGGATAATAGTTCAACATTCCATCGGTAAATGTACGATAAGCAGAACCATCACGACCTCGTAGGTCGTTGGTCGTACATGTAACAGTTTGACCCACTGGTTCCCATTCACATTTATCAGTATTTACACATGCATCCGCACTTAGTTTACCTTTACAATGCTGTTTTTTATCGGGGTCATTAGATGTACACATACCTCTTTTATAAAAAAACGTTTTACCGTCGTGATTATCTCTATTAGTAAATCGTACTTTACCACCCCACGTTGGGTCTCTATTATTTTCCGCATTTATACATGCTTGCGACTCGTGCACACCCGTTGTTAAAAAATCTACTTTTTTAGGAAAACAAGTATTATCATTCAATGTAAACCCAAAACATTTATTATCCTCGAGACACCCTTTTGCACACGTTTCGTGTTTGTCTTGCATATTCCCACCACCATTTGGAAAGTGTGGAAGATCGTTACCACAAAGACTTCCAAATGCCGGTTTATAAAACGAATTAAGCATGAAACCACCGCCATTCATTATCATCTCATGACCACTTTGATCTATAACGACAAGCCTACCCACATCCGATATTAATAATTTATAAGGTTTGGTACCATTATTAAAAGATATCATTTCCTTTTTTATGTTACCACCGGCCAAATCTTTCGTCGAACTGAACGATAACGCCGCGTAGGTTTCATTATTGTATCGAGGACGCATTACAATCTGTCCATCTTTAATTTTATCATTTGTACCCGATTGCCATAACAGACCTTTATTATCACTAGACCCAGATCCCATGTAAACACAAAAATTACCATCGGTTTGATAAATAGCAAAGAATTTTTTATTTGGTGAGACTAAATCTACACCTTGACGGACACTTTCGTAATTTCCCGCAATTAAAGACGCGCCTATTAAATCACACTGAGCTAACCAATAGTCTTTCGAAGTCATTTCGGTCTTTACACGCATTCCTCGACCAGGTACGTAAATTTTATCCGTATCTGTATTCATTATAACGAGTCGACCTTTATATTTTTGTAGTCTAAACACGTCTACACCACCAATGCTCAAATACATACCACTTTTTCGTTTAAACTTAACATTATCACCACTCTTTTCAATTTCAAACCAATACTCGGGTGCGTGTGAAATACTATAATACGTTTTCTTAATAAATTTTTTAAGATCCATTGAACCCGCGGCAAGTGTTACTGGTATAGTAAGATCGCCATAAGGACCTTCGTACGTTTGGTCCAGATCGTCTTGTGATATTGGAATCGTAACAGAAGCTATACCTACACCACCTCCGGTAATAGATGTACCATCTTCTTCGTATGCGAACACTTCAACCTTATTGGTACCGACTGCAGATGCAACATCGTCAGCTATATTAGTTCCCTTAAACGTTACACTACCTTTACCGTCGTTAGACGTTTCGGTTTCATCTGTAGTTGTTTCTCTTTGTAATTCCTTACCATTAACAGATCTCACGAATATAAGTTTGTCAACTTTATCAAAACCCGTACCGTTCGTCCATGATAAAGTAAGGTCTATAGCATCACTTCCGTCACCCCCGCCTGCGTATTCAATTTTATACGTGGATGTCGTCGAGTCATCGACCTGAGTAGTCTCGTCGGTATCGTCAGTCTCGTCGGCTGGTTCCGTATTCTCGTTTTCGTTTATAGTTTTTGTTGCATCTTGATCGAATGTAAGTTGCGGAACAGAAGTTTCGTCTGTATCGTCACTTGTTTCATCTTTATCGTCCTTCTTAAAAAGTGTCCATGCACCAAAGCCAAGGGCTGGCATGACAAACATACAACACATTACCGCAACTACGAGTAATACAATTATACCCGTACTATTGGAACCTCGTTGTGGTGGAGGATAATACATTATTATTAATTTAACCATATATTTTTTTTTAAAACATGTTTATCTTAAATTTTTAAATAAAAATGTTTGAATTAACTTTTATAGTAAAAATCGTATTTACTATTACTACTTGTTTTACTTAAATTGTTAGAAGTTTTCAAGTAACACCATTGTGTTCCTTTAAGTTGTGAAAAAGCTATACATTTTGGGAATGAGTCACACTTTTTTTTACACTGATCTAGCCAATCCGAACCGGTTGGGTATAGTCTAGACCTTTTCCAATCTGTACCAGCAAGTGTACCACCATTCCCCTTACCATCGTAACCACTATCTAGATCTAGGTTTTGACTTGACCATAACACGGTATTATCTTTTTTTGTGTAAGTGGGTTGAGTCGCAACAGTATTACCGAATGTAAATGTTTTAACTCTAACTCCACCTTCCTTATAATTTGTCGCTTCCTCCTTATTGGATGGTAATGTGTCTGTTGATCTCATAATTTCATTACCATTAGTATCCAATAACTTAACAAACGATTCCGCCCATCTATCGTAACAACAATTATGTCTATTGTATACCATAACCTTATCTATCACCGAGTACTCTTTTCCCAAATCGATTTTAAAGTAATTTGTTTTACTATCTTTCGTATGTGCCATATTTGACTTATTTCCATCGAATAGTTTTTTTGGACTTGTCCAAAAGGCATATACACTACTACTCTCGACTTTGTCATCACCGAAATCTTTCACAATATTTACACCACCAGAATATACTTCAATCTCACTTATATTTAGGGGTCTATTACTCCAACTAGAATTTTCGTACCCGAACCATACGTACCGTATACCTCTTGTGGATGTTGATGGAGGAACGTAATCTTTACTCGTTGTAAACCCCGAACGAAGTTTACGTTTACCATCGCCATCCTTTTCCCATATTATATCAAGTTTAGCATCTGTACATTCTTCTACTATACGATTAGCTTCGTTAGAGTCCCATGTTCCATGTGACGTATCTCGCGTCCATACATTGTTTGTATCTGAACATATACGTTTACACCCTTTTGCTGTATTCACATCCCCATCCACTTGATGTATCACAACACCACCGTGACTACAAAAACCATCGTCACCTAATTTCGTTTGGTTAGGTATTAAACCACCAAATGCTTCCGCGGCCGCCTTATCCGCCGCTTCTTTTGCGATCTTAGCATTTTCCTTTTCTTGTGCATCTACAACTGCTTGTTGTTGATCAAATAGAGACTTATAATGTTGTGGGGTATCGGCTACTTTAGAATCTGTATTGGGATCGGGGTCATCGACAAATTGTAAACCTACTCTATCAGTGTTTGCTTTTTTAGGCCATTGAACTTTAATAACGTGTCCTTCATCACGTGTACATGGTTTACCCGTACCAAGTTGTTTTTGGTCATGGGTATATTTCCAAAATTGACAATCGTGTTTATTAGGATCGTCAGAAGGTCCACACCCAAACTTATCCGTTCCCGGGGTTGATTTATCTTTCTTAACTTTTGAATATACACCGACACAATCTTTATTCTGTGCATTTTCCCACGCTGATATATCCAAATCACGGAATTCAAAACCACTTATATCTTCACTAAACTCATCCTTTTCAAAACGAAGGATTTGTGTATTAATTATCTTATCACCCGAACCGTCGTTATAATAAATATCGATCGTATTGTTACCAATAATATTATCACCAAAAGTTTTATTCGTAAAAACGTTAAGTGTAACATCCGTATCATTTTTTCTATTATTCAAATCACTATTTTCAGTTCTGTGTATTTCATTACCCTGTGTATCTTTAACAACGAGAATCCATTTGTTTACTATACCTTCGACACCCGTTTTGTTTCTCCATGAAAGATTCACACCTTCTATTAAGTATTCTTCAACATGTCGTTTACGTAATACGTATAATAGAAAAATGATAAATAGAATGATTAAAAGAAGAGGTATCATTTTATATATCACGAGATAATTATTAATATTTATGTTTATTCATCTTTTATAAGATCTTCTTTGGCTGGTGTTTTTGAATAAGTAATACCACTGTATATCGCGACAGCGATAAGTACTGCGACGAACGCGAAAATTGGTACGGAGTTATACTTGTTAGAGTTATAAGACATTTTGTTATATTGTATCAGGAGAAAAAAATATTGATTAAATATAAATGAGTTCACGTCCTGTAACCACAGTTCTTTTGGAAGCACTTTTTATAGGTTTAATGTTACAGGTTTTAGTAATGGGTCTTACAAAGTTTATATATAAGGGAACGGGTGTGTTAATTATTTCGGGTGCGTTAATACATTTACTGTTCGAGTATTCACCTTTCGGTAATATTAATGAAAAATGGTGTAAAATGATATTTAAATAAAATATTAATGAAACTCGTTTATTTCAAGTCTAATAATTTCTCTCTCGCCAATAATTTGAAGTAACTCCGTGTTTAAATCACGAAGTTTGTTTACTGTTTCTTGATTATAATCATCAAGGTAGGCTTTGTAAAATTCTCTTTCATTGCCTACACTGTGTCCCTTGTCCAATAAATTACCAAGTGTATATCTAGATAATCGTATACCGAGTTCTTGTGCGCGTCTTTTTACAGCTTCTTTACGAACAGTTGCTGTAATTCTTTGCCTTGTTTTAGTGTTATTAATAGTTCTTTGCATTCGAGCTATTCTTTCATCCAATCTTTTCATATAAGATATATTATACTCATTTTGCTCAACCTCGAGAGTTCGTAATTCATTTGCCATTTCTGTGTAAGAATTATATGGCATTATTGAGTTCATATAATTCATCAATTCTTCTCTTTCTTCAGGATTCGCATATAAGGTATTCTCTTCATTATTATCATCTTCGTAATATCTAGACCTTTCAGCTAAGAATGGTATAGGTGGAGTAAATGGTTCAAGTATTGCATTACTACCATTTCTTCTTTCCAATGTATAAAAATTTTGTGTATCATCGTCAGATTCGGATTCAGAATCATATTTCGAATTTAATTGAGAAATGGTTTCGTGAACGTTTTTTATAGAATTGCACATTTCAAGATAATGTCCTTCAGATATTATCTCGGAATTCAAGTCAATTAAACGCATTAAATTTACAAGGTCGTCCATTTTTACTATTGTTTTTTATTTTTTTATATATTATTTATAACTTAGGTTTGTATAGTCACCTCTATTTCGTAAAATGCGTCAATAACTCTATCAGTTGCTTCTATAAAATTACAAATTCTCTCCATCTCAAGTTCTATATTATCAAGTTCAACGGCATAACCAGTTTGTAATCCTCTGATATGATCATTCATTATATTCTTATAATCAGTAAAGAACGAATGAGTATCTATTATGTAACCATCGTTACGTAATTCGTCTAGACTGTTATACGGTGGTAAATTTAGGGCGTCACAAAAAGCATCGATTGCTTCTTTTTTAAATCGTTGGGTTATTCTTTGTCTTATTTTATGTTTTAGTATATTTGATTTAATTTCTTTTCTTTTTCTAACCAATATCATACATTTTTCGTAAATAGAATCAAGTGGGTTCGTTTGTAGACTGCGAGGTAAAGTTCGTACACGAACGGGGGGTCTATCTTCTACTCTATACACATCACGTAATTTATTACACATATCTAAATAATCACCTTCAGGTATTTCACCCGAGTGATCATCTATAAATGACATTATTTTATGAAGTGTATTATCAACTTCAGGCATTATTACTTAATATAAAGTTTTTATTTTTTATTATTATTTTTTGATAACATGAGTAAAGCTTGAACAGCTTCACCGATTTCTTTATGTTTTAAACAGAATCCGTTCTTACCAGATCTACAGTAACAGTTCTCGTAGGGACAGTTTGGTCTCATTTTATTTTATATTTTATTTTATTTATTGTTATACTTAGGTTTCACCATCACTCACAATTTCACCTTCTTCGATTTCACTATCAGTTTCTTCAATGTCAGATTCCATTTCTTCCTCAGAATCATCCATTTCGGTTATATCGTCGTCAATGTTTTCGGGTAAAGAATTATATAGTTCTGTCCAATCTATACGTTCCCTTATTCCAAAATCATCGATCAAATCGTCCAAATCAATTTTGTCAACTATATCCCAATCATCTTGGATTACAATCTTCCAATAATCAATATTCTTAGATGTTATCTTATACGGAAAAACTTCAACCCTTAATTTTTCAGTTTCATCATAATTTTCATCGTCCGTGAGTTCATCACTCATTTGATCCATGTACATGTTATACATGTATTCCAATATACCGAGGTCTCTTTGATATTGATAGTTTTTAGGTTCGTGGTAAAAGGTGATAAAATGTGCTTGTCCATAAGAAGTGATTAATTTTTTTTTGTGAATACCGATGTATGCGATATAGTTATTAGTATTTTTAGGAATAAGATGACTAGGAAATCCGAAATCCGCCTTTAATCCATAAACAGTGGATTTTACACCGCATAGGTTAGAGCACAGATCATTAATGTTATCAAGTTTCCATAGTGTGGTACAGTTTTTTAATAATTCGTGTGTTAAGTAAGGCATTGTATTTGTATATATAATATTAAAAGATGTATTGTTTAAGTAAGATTAATTTTTAATTGTTCATGGTAGTATCATTGTACTCACCAAACAAATTGTTGTCACAAGGTAAAGTTTTTGTAAGTTCATTCCAGTGTAAATTTTTGTTTGGTATTTTATGTTTAGTAATAAACTTTTCACCCCCTTTAATATCGGTAAAATATTTACTTAAATACTTACTCCATAAATCACGTGTTTTATGATTAATAGAACGAGGTATAATGATTAAGTTTTTATTTTTTTTATTTTCTTTAATCATCTCAATGAAAGGTTCAATAATACCATCGCATCCTTCGATTTCGTGAGTAAATTCAACATAACGAATGTCTTCGCGTTCGTCGAGTTTACTTAACCCCATATAAGCAATATCTGTTTCCGAATCAGCAATTTCAGTTGGAAATATCTCAGATATTGATGTAAGTTTATATATTTCAATAACATTTTCACCGTCGCTTATAACAGACGAAAAAAGATCATCTAATTCCTTTTTATGAGAAACAGTTGTGGAGTTTTTTAATAACTGATAAAAAAGTGACATTGTATTAGTTTTTTTAGTTTTTTTACTTTTTATATTTCGTCAATGCGACTTAGGTTCTCGTCATACATTAATAATTCTTCAGCAAGTATTTGATAAAAAGACATTTTATATGCTAAAAATCCAAAAAGTGTTGCACCCATATTAAATTCGAAGGGTAAATCTGATGAATTCCACGTTGATTCTAATAGAGCAATAACTGTAGGTACAACTAATCTTTTATTCAATACGGGTTTTTTTTCAAAATTGTCCACGTAAGACGAAAGTGAATCTACATATATACATGAAGCTATTGCACCCAAGCTTGCGGATACACCGTCTATGGGTGTATGAAAAATGAAATGATACGTAGAAATTGCAGTTCCGTATTTTATAGTCGTTTTTTTTATTTTAGATTTAATCTGTTCATATTCGGTTATACCTTCTTTTCTCTTAGTTGGGCAGGATATTCTAAGTGTTTTAGTACCGGGGTTTATTATATTTAACATTAATTACTATACATTACAATTTATTCGTTAAGTATCTATAATATCAATGTTGATATTTTCATCATTAAAATATTTTCTTTTAAATTCACGTTCTTTATCGAGAAATTCCTCGCATCTGTTAACTGATTCGTATATACGAACTTGTATTTCAGTTAATCTATCTTCGTGTGTAAAATTATTTTGTTTTCTGGGCATTTTTCTCCATTTTTCACCAAAAAGGTTTATGTATTTCAAATTACGCCTTTCGTATTCTAATTCATTTAACATTGTTCTATATAAAACCAATGAATACGAATCATACTCTTCACGTTTAAAATCATCGTAACAAAACTCTTCATATGCCAATGTTTTCATACGCTGATAAAGTTCATTACCCCCATTTTCCTTTCCATTTTCTGGCCAACGTTTCGAGTCTTTCTTTTGAGAATCGTGTATTTCGTAATTGTTTTTTTGGGGCTCCTGGACACACGAGATCACGTGATTCGTACGCGTTAAGTTTTTCCCATACAAGTCTTTGCATGTCACTCGGGAGTTCGTTTGTCGCTTGACAAAACGAGAGTTTATAGTCGTACGTGTGTAAGGCAATGTAGTCGTCCATTTCATTTTTATATATTTTTATACTTATCTTTTAAACTTAGGTCTATAATGACTAAATGTTTTGTCATATTTTGGATATTGTAATACAATAATCTCACCGGTATCATTTTTTGAATTTATTACACCGTATGAATTATCTGGGGATAACATCATGTCCAATGTATCTGTTTTTGTGCATGTAATACCCGGGTATAACGAAGAACATGAATTTACGGGTGTTATTTTTTTTGATTCTGGTGATAATAAACGACATACGCTTGAATAAAGTGTAAACATTGTTAATATTTGTATTTATTTTTTTATATACTAAATACAGGATGGTTTCACTCCAAGAATTACCAAAAAAGGTTCAGTATATAATTATAGATTCGAAATATGTAAATGGTTCGAATAATACGTTTAGTATTGATCTTACACTCGAATCGAATTTACATTTAGAAGATATGACGCAAGTGTGCGGTCTAAAACCAGTAGATTTTTACGTGACACAAGTCGGACAGAATACCCCAAACTCTGACACTCACATAAGTAGTGTGGCAAAGTACATTGATATAACATGTGAAGATATACCTAAACGTGCTCAAATACTTGATGAACGTAACGGACAAATTTTAGCACGCGTACCACTCGAAAGACATTTTAATCATGGTGCACATACTATAATAAGGGATAAACAATGGAAAGCATTCCCAAGACAAACAAATCTGTTCAATCCTATATCTATACAAAAACTTCATTTTAAGTTATATGAATTTCAAGAAGATACGGATTATGTTACATTACAACCGGATGCAGAATGGTACATGGTTCTCGAAGTTACAACTATAGATGTTAAGGAAAAACCTGTAAACCGCGAAGTTCAGATACTCGAGGCGTTACATAAACTTATCGGGAAGATAGATGATCTTAACGTAAACGTTAAAAAACTTCCAGATAAGGAGGATATCGAAAAAATGGAAATAGAAAAAAAGAAAAAGTACCCTTTACGTTACTTAATA